TACCGTTGGCACTAATTCCACGTGGATTATTGGTACACGTATTCCAGCTACAAATCTAAATAATTATCGAATAGAACTAGAACCTGGTGATGACGCGTACTACGATACTATTCATGACCATTCTTTATCAGATTGGCAAACTGCCTGGAGTAGGGAACATCAAGATACCGATCGCTTCCCTGAGCTCTTTATTCCGCTAACCAACAGGCCATGATTAAAAAATTCCTTTCTTTGCTCTTTAAGAAACCGCGTAAACATAATCCGCATATTGCTTGGTTGCGCTATTGTATAGAAAATCCATCGGCACCAGGATGCCGCATGTATGACGTATGACTCTTTTAGATCCTCCGCAAAGGCCAAAAGAACCTAAACCGGTGCCTTCTAAAATTACAGAAGCCACTGAAGAAGATTGGCAAGACTTTTTTTCTGAGCAAGAAAACTTGGATTACCTAAGAGAATTTGACCGTTAGAATAAAAGAAAACGAGGTTTACCATGAGTGTAAACAACTATATTGAAGCTGCTCTTGCTGTTCACGCTGCGGCTTCTGCTATTACTGCCTTAACCCCAACGCCAAAAGATGATGCAGTAGCTGTTAAAGTTTATCGCATCATCGAATTATTGGCTTTAGTTGTTGGTCGTACCAAAGAACTTGGTACTGAAAAGCGTCGCCGTCGTCGTTGACTTCAATAATCCCACCTAACACGAGGGTTTCCATCACGGATACCAATGTGTACAAATCCCTTTGGTGCGCCGTACCCTAATGAGTATGGCCAATTTTTATCGCACCAAGCTTGTACTGCATTGATGTCAACACCATCTACGTAAAAATCAATTGCTCCTGTCGATGCCGAGCTATAAGTGTGCTCGCTGTTTTTAGCTCCACCTACTTGAGTATTAATGGGTTCAGGTCTAGACGCACTTGTAATAATTAACGGTTTATTTCCAAACTGTTTGCGTACGCTCTCCAAAAATAAACACAATTCTTTTGCTACATCACACTGGTATTGCTTTGTAAAACGACGAGCTTCTTGATTAAGTGTCAGTTCGCCATAGGTGATATTAGGCGTCACTTTAAAAGTGAATGGACTCCAGGGGTTAAAACTATTTTCATGTGGGTTAACACTTTTCTTTTCTCCAATGTTTTGGAGTTGACGATCCATGATTTGAATTAATTTTGTACTGTAGTCTGGATCAGTTGCATAACCTTCTTTCACTAATAAACGTGCGCACTCATTCCTGCTTTCTGCTCTGTTAACTCCCTTATGTCCATCAAAATCTTTATACCAACGATCAACAAGGTACGAAACACAGGTTTTTAAATCAGGAAAATCAATAAACCCAGCCTTAATTGTGATCCACTGACCATTGACAAACTCTTTGGTTTCAACTGTAGATCCTGCCCCTTTCAATCCAAAGTAATTATTCTTGCCAGAAGTGTGTTGACCCCATCCAGATTCGAGTGCCCACTGTGCTGCAACGCATTCAGGAAACTTTGCACCTACTTCTTTTGCTGCTTTAACAACAACATCCCATGTATTGGTAACTTCCTTGGTTGGTTTATTGCGATACTTAATAGAAAAAGACTCCAAAACCTCAGGTGTTAACTGAGACTGGAGCCAATTCCACGCATCAATTTGATGCGGTTCTTTATTAAAAAATTCAGCGGCGTCTGTTAGTTTAATTGTCACGATGCTACTGCCAGTTGTTTTATTTTAACTGATAGCAGTATCGCAACTTTTTAAACTTCCACGTAGCCAAGTGGATGCGGTAACGGCGGTAAAGGATCTGGTACGTCCCAAGGGAGTCCAGATGCTTTGTTTAGTTCGGCATCAACGCGTTCAGCAAGAGCGTTTTCAATTTCCTTGACACGATCTGCTGTAAGCGCATCTTTACACCAACCCATTACCGTGTTTTTGTCAAGGCTTAGGTATGGCACCCACTTGTTGCGATCAGCGGGGGCAAGTTCAACAATGCCAGATGTACTAACTGTGTACTTACCCGCCATCTGATACGCAAACCAGTGGATTGCAGTGACTTCACTACCTGGGTAAGAAGCGCTATCCGGAAGTCTCCGATCTAGCAAAGAAATTCCCCAGGTAGTTTTGTTCATTGCTCAGCTCTCAACAACTTCAGGATCAATAGCAGGCGCGGTCTCTTCTTCTGTTTCAAACTCAAGAGTTTCAATCAGTTGACCGATAAGATTGCCGGAGAAAGCAATGAGGTTGCCGTCACCGGTGGCACGTGCAGCACCAAAAGAATTAATGGCGCTGATCAGCTCAGACTTTTTGCAAGCCATAATGAACAAATAACTTCAAAGAGTATAACAAAAATTACCAAGGTACGCCAGCTTCTGTGGTTGGATTCAGTTTTTGCTGGAGTTGATTGTACAACCCTTCTTCAATAGTGACGATTTGGTCAGGACCAAGGGTTTCAAACACCCAGTTTAAAACCTCCTCTTTGGTCAGTTCACTAAAAGGAGTAAAATTATCGGGGTCTGGATCACCAAAACCAACGGAGCCATAGGCGCCAACCGATTCACCGTTCTCTTCCAAAGCAGCAGTCCAGTGCGCAATGTAGACAGCACCATCAGGACAAGTGTCACCATCAGGAAGTTTACGCTCAAGCTGAGCAATATCCCAAGTTGCGTTAGCCATAATACCAATGTTTTCTACTATTTTACAGGAAGTAAGTAGTGAAGGGAACTACTGGGTTAACCGGCAAGTGTTATCACCGATCCAGAAATTGTTCCGCTAGCAGTTTGCAGGTATAAAGCACTACCAGAGACGGTGTATGTTAACCCAAAACCTAACGAATTTGATTCAGACACAACAGCTACAACGTTCGCTCTCCACATAACAATTCCTGTGTACTGTGCTCCATTGGCCGTATTATATGCTTGTACAAAAGCTAAACCGCCAATGCCAACCCCATTTGCAATATTGACTGGAGAAGTAGTTATGTTTGTAAAATCGTGGTTTGCAATTGTGCTGCTGCCAAGTCTTATACCACTTGCCTGAGTGAGGGCGTTTGGGTTAACAGTGCTGCCAACAGACAATCCTCCACCGTTAGGGATCCTCATCCGCTCCGTCGGAGAACTCGCCCCATCCGCAGTAGTGGAGAACACTAAGCGACCTGGCATGTCATTGGCGCCAGGGGTGCCGTCTACTTCGGCCAGAATGCTTGCGGCAACTACGAATTCAGATCCATCGGAAGCTTGGAAGCTAATGTTGCCAATATCGTCACCATCGACGACAATAGTATTATTACCAATCGCGCTTCCTCTGCTTTTAGCAAAGACTAGATTTGGTTCGTCAAAACCGCCACCGCTAACGGATATCAAGGCGATACTAGAACTGGCGCCATCGTTTGCGGATTCAAGTTGCAGGCGCGGAGAATAGGAGCTGCTGTTGTAGAAGTTGCTACGCGCACTAGACGTGCCAACTAAGAGCCTGCCGGAGCTGTCGATGCGGGCGCGTTCACTGTTTGCCCCACTAAAAACAATGGCATTAACATTGCTATCACCCCGCGTGCTACCACCGAGAAAGATTTCCCCGCCGCCTGCCGTGGCCGTAGTTTGTGCTCTTAGCGTTAAATTGCCTCCGGAGCCAAAAGAGTGGTATATAGTTGCACCGCTATCAATGAACTCAAATCCATTGAATCTATTACTGGACACCGTAAAGTATCCATTCGCATCAATCTTTGCTCGGCTTGTATTGGCAGTAGAAAAAACTATTGAGTTGACATTTGCGTCTCCACGGGAGCTTCCACCGAGGAAAATGTCTCCTCCTCCAGAAGATGAAGATATTTGCGCCCTTAAAGAGAGACCTCCACCAGTACCAAATGTCCCATGAAGCGCACTGTTTGTTGTATCAATTGCAGCTCCACCAGATCCTGTTGCACCCACTTGAAAAGCAACCGCAGGGCTCGTAGTGCCAATCCCTACACGGCCTGAAGAATCAATACGAACACGCTCTAAACTAGTGGTACCAAAGACCAGTGGAACTGTTGACGCCGTTCCAATTCCAAATACTCCAGCAGTAAACTCGTTATAACCAACAACTGCGTCATTGGTTCCTGTTCCAACATGGATTCCACCCGCAACGTCAAGAGTACGGGTAGGGCTACTAGTCCCCAGACCTAAGCGGCCACTGGAGTCCAGGCGCATACGTTCGCCCCATGCTGAACCGTTATAAGTCCAGAAACCAAATTGAGACGCTGCGCTAGCCGTCGCTGCTACAAGCTGAGTAAGCCCAGATGTTGAGGTATTGGTTGCGACTCGTAAGCCAGTGTTGTTGGCAGTTGCATCAGCAAACTGAGCTACGTTATAGCCCCAGATTGTTGAGTCAACGCCAGTTTTTTTGACTTCCAGTGGAAAACTAGCGGTGCCGGATCCGAGGATTACATTCCCACTCGCATCAACAAACAACCGCCCAGTGCCATTAGTCGAGATGGCTACTTGATCTGCGCCGGGGGAGTACAGTCCAGAATTTGGGTCTGATACAAAACTAATCGATGGATTTGCTGCAGTACCTGACGCAAATACACCCGATGTAATGGTATGCGTACCACCGCTGATATTAGTGAAGTTACCGCTAGTAAAGTTTGCAGTGGTCCCAGTGACGGTAACACCTGAAATTGTTTGACCTTGTACGGTATTACCAGAGATAGTTCCGGTTACTGTTACGTTTCCTGTAAAGGTAGGATTTTGAACTAAACCAGAAATTGAAACGCTTTTATCAATACCGCCATCAGTAAAGGTGATTGTATCAACCTTAATAGTGCCGTACGCCATTTTGTTGTCTCTTTTTGTTTATTTTAGCCGAGAAAATTACGGAAGAATAATTAGTGGGCCTTGGATTACAAACCCACTTGCGCTACCGGAAACAACGCCAGAACAAACAATGGCAGGTGTTGCACCAGATGGTGTTGTAACCCTAAGCGTACTACCAGTGATATTGGTAAATGTACCGGTCGCACCAGTGACTGTGACACCAGAAACCGTTGTAAATGTTGCAGTTACACCTGTGGTTGTTGTCCCTGTTAGCGAAACAAAAGTACCACTTGTTCCAGAAAGAGTTGTGAATGTTCCTGTAGGTGCCGTAACACTGCTTCCACTAATTAAGCCGGAAGAAATGATTCCTCCAGTGGAAAAAATACCAGTTCCTAGTACAGATAAGTTACCAGAAACAACCGTATTAACAAAAACAATATTTGTAAAAACACCTGAAACAGCAGAAATTAATCCGGCTTGCATTGTGTCGCCGGTAATAACTAAACCACTGATATTTTGAAACCTTCCCGACGTACTTAAAATACTGTTGCCAGTAATTGTTGCGCCGGAAATACTCGTTGTAAATGTTCCTACTTGACCGGTTAAATTCGTGGCAAGTAGCGTATTTCCTGTAACAGTTAAGCCAGAGACACTAGTTGTGCCAACAACTGTAATGCCTGTGACAGTTGTAAATTGTCCCGCATTTCCCGTGATTGTTGCACCTGAAATACTTGTTGTTCCTACAACCGTGCCACCAGTAACCGTTGTAAATTGTCCAGCGTTACCAGTGACTGTTGTGCCTGACACACGGCCAAAATTACCAGTGACCGAAGTAACTGTTCCCGCGTTAACAACAGTGCCTGTAACAGTTGCTCCAGATAAATTAGTAAACGCACCGGAAACACCAGTTACTGTTCCAAAATTGCCCGCATCTCCCGTGACTGTTTGACCAGAAAGAACTTGTGTAAAAACGCCCGAGATACCATTAACGTTGCCAAATGCACCCGTATTACCTGTTACGGTTGCTCCTGAAACCCTGGTTGTAAATGTACCGGAGATACCTGTTGCATTTGAAACAAGTAACGTATTGCCAGTAATTGTGGCACCTGATACTTGAGTGGTGAATACTCCGGATACACCAGAGACTGTTGAAAATTGAGCAGTAGTTCCAGTAACTGTTGTTCCTGATAACGTACCAGTGACTCTTGCACTGTTTGCAAATTGTGCAATTCCTGTAACCGTTAATCCACTGGCAACAGATAAGTTTCCACTAACGTCAAGAATGGGCGTACCTAAGACTTGGAACGTACCCGTGGTTGCTGCAACAGTTGTTCCTGTAAACGTGGTGCCTGTTACGTTGGTAAACGTGCCGTTTGTAAAGAAAGCATTTACACCGCTCGCGGTGGTACCCGTAAGACTTGTAAAGTTTCCCGTTGAAAAAGATGCTGTAGTTCCAGTAGCTAATGCTGTAAAGGTACCTGTTACTGCATTGACTTGACTACCTTGAACAAACGTACCCGTTAGCGTATTTCCACTGACAGTACCACTGACAATGGCATTGTTTTGAACAACAATCCCACTAAAGGTACTAAGACCAGATGCGGTTACCGTATTAAAACTAGAGTTGCCGCCTACTGTTAAGTTACCAGTAATCGTAACGTTACCACTAATTAAAGCGCCGCTACCAGGGGCATAGTAAAGATCTAGGTAATCTCTAAACTGCGAAAAGGTAATCTTTTTGTTGCGCAGTGAAGGGTCCACCTCGAAAACGTGGACCAGGGTCATGACATCCTGGTCTACAATTTCGCTCGCTGCAATTGCAGGAAATTCGGTAATACGGCGGTTTGCCACCTATCTACTGCGCAATTCTTTCCTTTATTATAAGGCGGCTTATTTAGCGTACCCTAACCTCAAGACGAGGCAATAAATTGGTACCTAAGTACCACAGCCCTTGAATTCCTGTTACAATTCCACAAGAAAGCAACAGCACCAACAGCAATTCTGCCACGGTTAAATTACGCCGCACATACACAACTTGCGGTGGCATTTCTACAGACGTGCGGTAAGGTGCTGTTTGCTGGATAGCCAACTCCATAGCACGTGCTTTCATTTCTGCCAACGCTTCAGGAGTAATCTGTCCTTCCAAAGTCTGTTGGTTGGGATATTGGCTGGGTGGAATTTGCTCTTCCATGATCACAAAGTTGTTTACAAAAGACTAGCATTTAATCAATCGGAGTGCAGTATGCCGTACGGATTACGCAAAGGCTTGGAAGACATTGCTTACGAGCTGAAAGGAATCAGAACTATCCTTGGCTCCATGTGGCACAGCCGGTATTCAAATGCTGAAACTGACATTGCCAACCCCGAGATGTTTGCAGATGAATATATTTCAACAGAAGAATGCGGTAGACGACTAGGAGTCTCCGACCAAACCATTCGAAACTGGATTGCAATCGGTAGGAAGACTCCCAGCAAAGGCTGGGTAGAAGGCATCCACTACGTCAACGTTTCCCCAGATGTCCATAAAAAAGCAGTGTTACGTATTCCATGGAACCGACTGATTCAATCTTTTGCCAAGAACGAAAACATCAACCTTAAAAACCTACGTGCTCAATACCACTTGTACCATGCAACCAAAGAGGTACTTGAGTGATGGCGCATCGTTTTAAAGGAATTGATATCGATGCCATCACTGTCGATAATCACATCGAGCTATTGCCAAAATCTCTTGCAGAGCAAGTAGAAATGTTCTTGCCTCCGTGTGGTTCTTTTGACGACGGGTGCCTGCGTCGTTACTTGGAAAACTTAAAAAACTATGAAGAAGAAGACGCTAATTCTGGTATGACCTTAGCCAATCGATTACGACTGGCATTCAAAGATCTAAACCCAGACACAATCTGCGGTAAATTCCCACAAGCAGAACTGCCTCTTAAACGTAGATTGCGATGCGTTGCCGAATACTTAATACGGTCTGGGGAATTTGATAAAGTCCGTGATGAAAACGGAAAACTTTGCAAGAAACGCGGAGTGCTTGGCAAATTGGTTGTGTTGTACCAGCCCACTCCAAAGCTGCTAGAATCCTTGCATCGTCAAGGTTTGTTAAAAAGTGGATCGACGTGAGAAATTAATTGCATCCGTCATTGGCCCAGAGCTAGATGAGACCAAGGCCAAGATGCTTGACACAACTGTCAAGTTTATTCTTGGTGACATGGGGGCGCAATACGTAAAATTCTGGGATGCAGAAGGTCCTGGCGTTTTAGTATTTCAACCTGGCAATAAAGAGCGTTCTATATTCTTTTGGACATTAAAAGAAATACACGCAGCAGAGGAAGAGTGCGAGAGTAGTAATAATGGAGATCTTGCCGAGACTTTCCGACGTATTCTTGGCGCAGCACAAAAAATTAATCCGATGGAAAAAGCAGGGTATGTCATCAATGACGAAAAGGGCATTCGCTATTTGGAAATAAACTACAACGATATTGCTAACCATGACTGAAAAAGGTATTCGCGGTGTATCTGCACGCGTTGAAGGTGCAGAACTAATCACTAATGCAGATTTAGTTCATGCTGCTAACGAACTATTGGGCGGCATTGATTTAGATGTTGCTAGCTCCAAGGTTGCCAATGAATATGTACAGGCAACTGAGTACTACACTCCTTTGGATGATGGCTTAAATAGCCAACAGTGGTATGGGAGTTGCTACTTATTTCCACCAGCGGGATCCTACTTTTGGGATCAAAAAAACCAACGGTGGAAGATGACACGCGCTTCGTCCTTGACGTTGACTTCTTCGCATGCCGTTTGGTTTCGTCGTATGTACCACGCCTGGCTAGCAGATGAAATTGAACAAGGCTTGTACTTCAGCAACTGTCCGGACATGATCCGATACGAACCAAAAATCTTCAAGTTTCCTATGTGCGTTTTACGGACTGTCCCTTATCTGCTGCGAAATCTTGACGGAAAGGTTGAGAAAAAACAAACGTGCACTTCTTTCTTGGTGTATCTACCGCCTAAAGATCGCTCTGGAGATGCAGTAGAAAGCTTTTGTAAAATCTACGGCGAGCGTGGTCATCTCCTTGTAGACTGAACAAGCTATCGAGGATTTATGAGCGTCCTGGCCGATTGGGAAATCAAAGAACGCGCTGAGAAAGAACAAATGATCGAACCTTTTGTTGACCGTTTGGTCAGCAAAGAAGATGGTCGTCGTTTGTTAAGTTACGGCCTTAGTTCTTATGGGTATGACATTCGCCTGTCTCCCAGCCAGTGCTTGATCTTTGGTAAGATCCAAACTGGTGATTGCGATCCCAAGGCATTTGACGAAAGTATTTTAAAACCTGCGGAACTTCTAGAAGACGAACGCGGTAAATACTTCCTCCTTCCTCCGTATGGTTATTGCCTAGGCGTTGCACAAGAACGTTTAAAACTGCCACGTGATATCACAGTCGTTGCCGTTGGTAAATCTACGTATGCACGTTCTGGCATCTTAGTTAACATCACGCCTGCCGAAAGTGGATGGGAAGGTTACCTGACGCTTGAGATTAGTAACTGCACTGGTTTATTTAACCGTGTGTACGCAAATGAAGGGATTACTCAACTACTTTTCTACCGTGGTAATCCTTGCGAGGTTAGCTACCAAGATCGGAAGGGCAAGTATCAGGATCAACCGAATAGTGTAGTTTTTCCACAGGTTTAGATACGGCCAAACGATCGTTTTGGTTTGTCCGCATATGCGGTAGAACCTGCACGCCCACCACTGTCACCTGCCGTGGCACTGGTGGGTTCGTTAATGAGTTGATTCTTTTGGTACTTACCAGCAGCTCGCGCACTGCGCATGAAACGATCAACGCGTGCCACTGCTCCTTTGGATGCAGAGCCAACGACACCACGTTCTTGTGGTCGTACGTACCGCAGGTCAACGTTGTAGGCCTTCCCAGGGTTCAGATCGGTAGGTACCCCGGCGGAAGTACCGGAGTCCTTGGCGGCGTCGTAAGTCTCGGATCTAAACTTGCTCATACTATCATTATAGAAAGGATATATCGCTAAGAAAACAATGCGGCCCTCAATGTTTTTGCAAGAGTTTGCGGCAAATAATGATCAAGTAAAGTGCCGCTGTATTGACTTTGAAGATTTTGGTGCGCCTCTTGATACCGAAGCCAATGACGTACCTCTTCAAGATATGTACAACACGGGCTTAGTTGCTCCAATGGATGGTATGCAACGCAACCCACTTAACATTGAAGGTCAAGGTTTTTATGGCCAACGGCCTGGCTTAACGGGTTACATCCCGTCTATGGAAGAAGGGATGGAATTGTATGGTGCAAACCCCAAACCCCCTGGCATTCAAGGTGATATTGAGGGTCAACCAGATGCTGAAGAACTTTTGCTTTCTGCCAAACGCAAAGGTTTGATCCGTTAAGACTGCTAGGCTGTCTCAGTCGGCATTTTTACAATGGACATGTTTTCCCCTGTGGAAGAAACCAATGGGTGTGTAGATGGTGTTTGTCCAGTGCCCTGGGCTACGCTTGAGAAATCTCCTGTAATCAAAGAGGATGTAGTTAATCATCCTTCTCACTACACCGATGGCGGGATCGAATGCATCGAAGCTATTGAATCGCAGCAAACTCCAGAAGAATTCCGTGGGTATCTAAAAGGAAATATTGCTAAATATCTTTGGCGTGAAAAACATAAAGGCGGTACCGAATCACTGAAAAAAGCTCAGTGGTACTTGGATCGCCTTATTCAATTAGACGAAAGTCAAAACGGATGAGCGTAATGTAAATCGTCATCATCGTCTGACTCGTCCTGCATGCAAGCCAGGGCGAGTTCAGTTAACTCCAGTTCGCTAGGCAGATCCCAATCAATGTCGATTCCTTCGGAGCACATCACTTCTTTAACGGCTTCCCATTCCATCATGCGTTGGAAATATAGGTTTAATAGTGCAGCTTGCAACTCTTCCCAGCACATCTCCTCTGTTTGCAGTTCGGCTTTGCGCATGGCAAACTGCAGCTCTAAAGGAAGTTCAAACTCTTTACGTGTAGGTTCGTTCTCCATGGAAAGCCTGAGTACTGCATTCATTCTAGGATGCTAGTCACTTGAAAAAGCAGAGGTGTCATCCAGCTTGAAACTATTGGCAAACTCAGCCAGGGCATACGGGTTAATCGTTGCTTCTAAGGTCCGTATTGCTTCAGTCTCGTGGGGCTTTGCTCCATAGCTTCTAAACGCACGCAATAGTACGTCTGTGGCGACCCAAGGCTTGGATTCAACGTCAGAAAGGAACAGATTAATTTCTTCTCTACGTCGTTCCAAGAGGCCACCAATAACCTGGTGCTCTGCATCAAAAACCCAACGCGCAATTTCTTCTGTTACGCCAGCATAGTCATCGACTTCAAGGCAGTCAATAATGGCACTGTATAAGAAACTTTCCCAGCCAACTGAATGGCAGAAGGAAAGCAATGCCTGGTGCATGCTCTCGTCTAGACCCAGATTCAGTTTCAACAGTTCTGTGTTTAAAACTGTGAGCTCATCGACAAGATACTCTAAGGCCTTGTGTTTTGTGCAGCATTGATTGCGTTTGACAACACTGCCGTCAGGATAATATTGCGTTCCAAATCCAATTGTGTAGGGCTCTGCACCTGTCTGTGGATCTGGATAAGCAAGCTCATTGAATCCTTCGTAACGACAGATCAAATCAATTGCTTGCTTGTAATTATCCATAGGGGTAACAAGTGTTACCCCCAAGTATACATAATTTCTACTTACCTTGACCGCGAGACAATTTACGTCCGTGGTTGGGACGTGAATGTTTGCCGTCGCCTTGACGAGTTTTCTTGGGCTTGGACTCAATCAAGATTGTGGTGGACTTGGGTTTTGCCATGAGAAGATTGAGTTGGCGCTACCACTCTACCTAGAAACCGAACCACGTGCACGTCGATTGTTTGATTGTTCTTTCGGCGTTGCCCAACGCACGTTTCCAGGTTCGTAATGACCAAGATTATCGATGCGATCTAAAGAAGTGCCTTCAGGCCTAATTCCAATTTCATCAATTAACTGCTGTAGCGATGTAAAAAGGAATTCTACGTTTACATAATATCCACCGTGGCCCGTTTTACAACGATATTTTGCCTTGTAATAACTAGAG